TTAAATCATACTGTCTAAGAAATCTTGGATTTGGTGTTATTGATATTAATGTGTCTGATGATCAAGCAGATGATCGGATAGATGAAGCTTTGCAATATTTTGCACAGTATCACTATGATGGTGTTGAGAGAATGTATTTAAAGCATTTGATTACAACTGCTGAAGTTACAAGAGCAAGAGCAAATGACACTGCAACTGCTACAGATAAAATTGATAGCACTGTAACTGCTGATTGGTTAGAAGGTAATAATTGGATTCCTGTTCCAGACTCAGTAGTCTCTGTTATTCAAGTTTTTCCTTTCAATGAAGGTTCGACATCAAATATGTTTGATGTTCGTTATCAATTACGACTAAACGATTTATACGATTTTTCTTCGCAGTCAATACTCCATTATGATATGACAATGAAACACTTAGATTTTCTGGAGCATATTTTAGTTGGAGAAACACCTATAAGATTTAATCAACATCAAAATCGTTTATATATTGATATGGATTGGGCACACGATGTAACAGCTGATGAAGATTTTATCCTAATAGAATGTTTTAGAAAACTTGATCCCACTACATATACAGATATATTTGACGATATTTATTTAAAAAGATATGCAACAGCACTGTTGAAAAGACAGTGGGGAGCAAACCTTAGTAAATTTAATGGCGTTACTATGTTAGGTGGTGTAACAATGAATGGAGAAACTTTATACAGTCAAGCTCAAGAGGAAATTTTAAGATTAGAAGAACAAATACAACTAGCTTTTGAATTACCGCCCATGTATCAGATAGGATAACTCATGGCAGTTAATTCAGCGTTTCACACAAGCAATGTTTCAGCGATTGCCGCAGAACAGAATCTTTATAGAGATTTGGTTATTGAAGCAATACAGATTCATGGGCACGATGTTCATTATCTCGATAGAACTCTTGTTAATGAAGATAAAATTCTTGGTACAGACAGTTTAGCTAAGTTCACCACTCAAGCAAAAATTGAAATGTATATGGAGAATAGTGAAGGTGGCTTTGGTGGTGAAAAAGAAATGATGAGTCAATTTGGTTTGCAGAATTTAAGTGAAGCAACATTCGTTGTTGCTAAAACTAGATTTCAAGAGTTGACTAAACAGGTTACCATAGAATCTGGAACTGATACGCTTAGTGGTTCTATCTTATTGGAAGATGGAACTCTAGATAGTGCAACAGTTGAAGCTTCAGCATCGTTTGAGAGTGGATATATTATTTCAGAAGCAACATCAACTGATTCTGATAGGCCATTAGAGGGAGATTTAATTTTTCATCCAATCCTTTCAAAAATATTTCAAATTAATTTTGTTGACCATGATGAGCCATATTTCCAATTAGATAATAATCCAGTTTATAAGATGCGTTGTCGGTTATTTGAATATAGCTCTGAAGTATTGGATACAGACATTTCTGCGATTGATGCGATTGAAGATGGTTTATCAATTGATACTCTTGCATTCCAATTTACTATGGAACAAGATTCTGCTTCAATTGATACTCTATTCTTAGAGGATGAAAATGGTAGAGTTGTGCATGAAAATGTTGAAGATACAGGTGGTGATGAAATAGTTGCACTAGAAACAAGTGATATGACAACATCTGCTGGTGTTATTCTTTCGGAGACAGGAGAGTTCCTATTACAAGAAACATATATATTAGGTGACGGTACGACAGAAAATAATATAGATAATCAAGCACAAAATGAGTTATTTGAAACAGAAGATGGGTCAATTTCAGCAACTGCCGAAAACTCAGTTTTAGACTTCAGTGAGAAAAATCCGTTTGGTGATGTAGGAGGATAATTTACAATGTTAGGGCAGCAGTTTTATCACGAAACTATACGCAAAGTAATCGTAGGATTTGGTACAACATTTAATAATATACAACTAGTTCGCAAAGATAGTTCTGGTAATATTGCTCAATCTATGAAAGTTCCTCTTGCATATGGCCCGAGAGAAAAGTTTTTAACTCGTCTAAGAGCAGATGCAGACCTCTCAAGTAAAGTGGCTTTAACTCTACCCCGTATTGGGTTTGAGATACAAAATCTTTCTTATGATCCTGCTAGAAAACTAAATAGAGTTCAAAAGTTTAAGAAAAAAAACACGGGAAACACAACAAAATCAATTGACACACAGTTTATGCCAGTACCGTATAATCTATCTGTACAATTATACATTTTAGCAAAACAATCAGATGATGCATTACAAATTGTAGAACAAATCTTACCTTTTTTTCAACCTGATTATACAATAACAATAAATGATATTCCTGACATGTCAATTAAAAGAGATATTCCTATTGTTTTAAATGGGATTAGCTATGAAGATAATTATCAGGGTGAGTTTGAATCTAGAAGGGCCATTATTTACACATTAGATTTTACTGCTAAATTTTATTTATATGGTCCTGTTACATCTAGTGGTGTCATTAAAACTGTTCAAGTTGATCAATTTCTTGACCTTCCTGATAAATCACCGACAAGACAGCAGCGATATACCGTCACACCAGACCCAGTTAATTCTAGTGCAGATGATGATTTTGGATTTAATGAAACAACATCTTTCTTTACAGATTCAAAAACCTATAACCCAGTGACAGGCGAAGATGAGTAATACAATTGATAAAGCATTAGGTATAGTAGAAGAAATTTCAACTGACAATAAAAAACAAGAAGTGATGCCGTTATCCCAAGAAGATTGGGGTGACGCTAATGCTGATCATGTGGAGAGAGATTATGAATACCAGCGACAAAACTTTTACAATTTGGTCGAAAGAGGAACGGATGCAGTGGAAGGAATACTGGAACTCGCCAAAGAATCGGACCATCCACGAGCCTACGAAGTTGCCGGAAACCTTATTAAACAGGTTGCAGAGGTTACTGAAAAACTTGGTGACTTACAAGAGAAAATGAGAAGACTAAAAGAGGTGCCTAACAACGCACCGAAGAGCGTGACAAATGCACTCTTTATTGGGAGTACTGCTGAATTGCAGAAGATGTTAAAGGAGAAGTGATAAGTGTTTTATAATGATTGGTTGATGTATGATTTATCAACTACAGAGATGCTGATAAAAGATTATCCCTATAAAGATTATAACCCAACAACTTACCAAGATGCACTAATTAGACAATGCAAAGCTATTGCTGAAAATTTTAAACCAGCAATATTTGTTTCTGGTGGTGTCGATTCTCATGCGGCAGCATTAGGATTTAAATGGGCAGATGTTGGTGCAGACTTTGTTCATATAAGAAATTCATTTAACGGACATATATGTGAAGTTGAGTGGGAGTTTACAAAAGCATTTGCAAAAAAACATGACATTGATTTAAAAGTAATTGATATGGATTACACGCAAGATAGTCTAATAGATTTTATGATGGAATCTGAATATTTTGAAGATGGTAAAGGTTCTGGTTCTGTGTTTACAAGTGCCGGAATGAACAAGTATATGAAAAAATACGATGGATACCCTGTAGGCACTGATGGTCATTTCAGATATGAAAATGAAGGTAATATTCATAGAGGAATATTTAAGAAGCCAGGTCTTGTTTTTGGAACGCAACATCATGTAGCTGCACACACAGGTCACGAATATAATAAATGGGGCGCACCTATTATTTTAATGCCTTATTACGCACCATATCTTTTTCAGTATTTTGAATTTAAACATAGAACAACCCCAGAACTTAAAATATTAAATAATATGGAAAGTAAAATTTTGATATATCATGAACTTGGAATACAGCTTAGACCAAAGCTTTCTAATTATGAATTTTTAGATATGGATAATGACTATCGTTCTTTATCAGTGGTAGACTTATCCAATGATCACAGTGAATTTGCAAGATATGAACGTGGGCCAAATATTATTGTAAAAGCAATGGGATTTGAAGGAAAGGAAGCTGAAGAATTAGTCTCCCTAAAAATAAAAAAACAAAAAGGTGAGGGTGAAACTCGACGTTTTGTATTGTATGAATTTGAGGATTTAGAATGTGAATGACACATATGAAAGACTTCCTCGCTTTGGAGTCAACAATCATGAAAAAAGAGCCACTACTTTCAGTGAGGGTTGGATTAAGTATAACAATAAGGATGTTTTAGTATTAAAGAAAGAATTATCAGAACCACATGAAAACTTACTTTGTGCTTTAGAGGCACAGGCCAATAGTATTGGAGATAATGTTGCAATGATGGTTTCTGGTGGAATAGATTCTCAAGCTGCTGCTTTAGGATTTTCCAGAACAAATT